TGCACACCGAGCTAGTGCTGCAGGCATACGAGGCAGGCCCAGCTCCAGCGCGCAGCGCGCTGGAGCAAACTATCACGCGCCTCGCGCTGCTCTTCCATGACACGGGCAAGCCAGCCGCTGAGGTTACCAAGTGCTCACCCGAACTAGGAACCTACCGGTCCTACGCGGGGCACGAGCTGCTGTCCGCCAGGGAGTGGGTTGAGTACGCCCTCGAGCACCGCCAGCCCATGGCTGCGCTTGGGCTGACGCCGCAGGCGATCTCGGCCGTGGCATTCCTCATCGAGCACCACCTCCCGTACAAGCTCCAGCGCCCAGAGAAGCTCGCTGCCCTGCGGCGCGCGGTGCTAGCCAGGCTAGGCTCATACGCTTGCTTTAGCGACGTGCTGCTGAGCGACGCCAAAGGGCGAATCGCCGATGACCACGAACGCAAGCTCGCCAACACGGTTGCCTGGGTTGAAGCGTTCGAGCGGGGAGAAGTGGCACCAGCTCCGGCCGTGGCGGCCGGCCGCGTGGCTTACCTGCTCTCTGGCCCAACTGGGGCAGGAAAATCGACGTTCGCCGCGACGCTCAAGGAGCCGGTGCGCTTCTCCCTCGACGCGTGCCGGCTGGAGCTGCTTGGTGCCACGGCAGCGCCCCCGAAGGAGGCGTACGCCGCCGCGTTCGCGAAAGCCGCCGCCGAGCCAGCCGCGTTTGACAAGCTTGTCAGCGCCAGCCTACGGGCCGCGGTAGCCACCGCCGAGCGTGAGAACCGCCCACTGGTCATCGACAACACCAACCTGACCAGGCGCGCCAGGGCGCGCTATGTTAAGCTGCTGCGCTCGCGGCGCTTTTGGGTGCACGGGGTTTCCTTCTACGCCCGGCGTGCCACGCTGCTTGCGCGGCAGCGCACCAGGTTGGACAAGGAGGTACCTGAGGCGGTGGTTAACAGGATGTGGGCAACGCAGGAGGAGCTGTTGCTTGGCACCGAGTGCGACCAGCTGCTCGTGGTAGCAGAAGGGCTTGAACAGTTTCGATAAAAGTTGCCTTTCGCGGCTGGCAGGCGGTGGTGTGGCCGACCGCTTCTTTGCCAGCAGCAAGACCTGCTCAGCGTGTGGGCACAAGCTCGATGCTTTGCCGCTGTCGGTGCGTTAGTGGACTTGCCCAGACTGTGGAACCATCCATGACCGCGACGTGAACGCGGCGATCAATCTGAAAAAAGTGGCCGAGAGTTCGGCTGGCGGCTGCCAGCCCTTTCAGCGACAAGCTGATTGCTCGGTGACAGCCTGTGGAGAGGCAGGCACTGGCCTTGGGTGTAAGCTCAAGGCGAAACCGGCCTCGTTGAAGCAGGAAATCAGCTTTGTTCCCGTGTGAGCAGGAATGAGTAAGTCTGATGGAACGGTGGGACGGCGCTGATGGAGCCCTTTTCAACTGGTCAACTGGCGCGGTTAACAGCCCCTAAATAGCCAGCACCATGCCGCGCAATGGCCCCCAAGCTGGGTAGCGCTTTTGCAAGCGGGCGTGCATTTTGTATAATGTTTTTTGCGTGGCTTCAACCACGCGCGTTTGTGTCCCTTTAACAGGAGAGAAAGCATGTCGACCAAGCGGACTTTGGAAGCCCTGAAAAACGCCTTTAACCAGAAAACCAGCGGTGACGGCGATCAGAACTGGAAGCTTTTTTACCCCTTCTGGAAGATGCCGGAAGACACCGTCGCGACGGTTCGCTTCCTGCCCGACCTCGATGAGGATAACCCCCTCGGGTTCCTGGTCGAGAACATGACCCATGACCTCATCGTCAACGGTTCCCGCCAGCGGGTCGCGTGCCTGTCGATGTACGGCGAGGAGTGCCCCGTGTGCAAGCTCTCGCGGCGGTACTACAACGAGGAGAAGGACGAGGTGATGGGCAAGCGCTACCTGCGCAAGAAGGGCTATATCGGGCAAGTCATCGTCATCGACTCACCGATCGAGCATGACCAGAACCAGCTCGTGAAGCTAATCGAGTTTGGCCCGAAGATCTTCAAGCAGATCCAGGCGGCGTTTCAATCGGGTGACCTGGAGAACGCGCCCTTCGAGCTGAAGGGCGGGTACAACTTCCGCATCAAGAAGACGAAGAGCGGCCAATACGCTGACTATGGCACCTCGTCATTTTCGCCCAAGCAATCGGACATCTCCGACGAGATCATCGCCAACCTGAAGCTCTATGACCTGAAGGAGTTCCGGGCCAAGTACATCGACAGGGCTACTCTCGAGGCGATGCTGATTGCCGATCAAACCGGGGCAGCGGTTGCGCCGACGACGCTGGAACAACCAGCGGCTGGAAGCGACGAGCCCTTCGTTAAGGCACCGGTGGTGGCAAGCGTTAGCGCGCTTGAACAAGCGACCAGTGCTGCTCAAGCTGCCGCGCCGACGGTTAACAAGGCGCAGTCCGTGCTGGACATGCTGCGCGCCAAGGCGCGCGCCGCTCAAGCGCAGCGGTCTCCCGAGTAACCCTAGGGCTTGGGCTTTATAGCCCCAGCCCGCTCTATGGAAGATCACCGTATGGCAAAAGAACTTGCCACTGGTGGGCTGTCCTTCTTGAAGGACTTCAAGAAGACCGTCGAGAAGATGGACAGCATCGTCACGGACTTCAGCCCGCCCAAGTTTTGGTTCAGCACCGGTAACCTGGCGCTGAACAAGCGCATCTCTGGCAGCTTCTACCGCGGCTTGCCGCAGGGGCGCATCACCTGCTTTGCTGGCCCTTCGGGCGCTGGGAAGTCGTTCATCCTGTGCAACTCGCTGCGCAACGCGCAGGCAGAGGGCGCCTTTATCCTGCTCCTCGACTCTGAGAACGCGCTCGACACGGGGTGGCTCAAGCGCATTGGCATGGACCTTAGCCCACAGCGGTTCATGTACGCCGGCGTGACAACCTTTGACGATGTCGTCAAGGTTATCTCTGAGTTCATCACGCTGTACGAGAAAACCTATGGGCGGGATAACCCCGAGAGCCCCCGCGTCGTCATCGCGCTTGACTCGCTTGACATGCTGATCACCAACAACGAGAGCGAGGCCTTTGAGGCTGGCGTGCAGCGCGGTGACCAGGGGCAACGTGCGAAACAAGCTAAGCACCTGCTGCGCACGATCGTGAGCCGCATCAAGCGGAACCCGATGGCGTTCTGCCTGACGCACCAGGTATACCCTAACCCGGACATCATGAACGGGCAAGGGCCGTGGATCATCAACAACGCCATCCGCTATTCAGCTTCCCAGATCCTCCTGATCGTTCCGGCTAAGTTGAAGGAAGGCACCGAGATCATCGGCGTGCGCATGCGCGTAGAAACGTACAAATCACGTTTTGCGCAGCTCGGGCAAAAGGTTGAGATCGAGGTGCCCTGGGACGCCGGGATGAACCCCTACTCTGGGTTCCTGGACATGATAGAGGAGCTGGGCGTGGTGAAGGCCAACGGGGCCTGGAAGCTGCTTGAGCTGCCAGGGCAAGAGCCCATCAAGTTCCAAGCCAAGCACCTCAACGATGAGCTGGTGCTCAAGATCCTTAGCCACCCCACCATCATGGCTGAGGAGAACAACGTCCTGCAGCTGATGGATGACCCCTCGGCGTATGATGAGGCCGCGGCGGTAAAAGAAGCGTAGCGCAACAGCTGCATAAAGGTGGTGCACCATGTCGTTCCTCTTGACGCTTGAAGAAGGCAAGCTGGAGCAGCTCGTTGAGCTGCTGCCAAGGTATGAGGAGAAGATCGCAGCGGCCGAGCCCATCTTCAAGCTGGAGGGGCGGCGGCTGGAGGAGATCATGCGGACGCTTCCCCACTACCAAGCCAACTACGACCAGGCGCTGCAGGAGGTCAAGGCCATCGAGGAGTGGGTCGAAACCCTCAAGGAGCGCCTTACCGCGCGGCTCTGGCGGCGCTACCTAGAAGGTTACTCGCGGTCGCTGGCTACGCGGGACATCCAGGCTTACATCGCCGGCGAGAAGGAGATGGTTGAGCTGAACCAGCTAGGTATCGAGGTGGCCCTGGTGAGGCGCAAGCTTGAGGCTATCGTTGAAGCGCTCAAGCAGCTAGGGTGGATGCTTGGTCACGTGACCAAGCTCCGCGTTTCCGAGCTGCACGACGCAATCTTTTAACCCAATTAACCGTAAAGGATAGAGCACCATGCACCAAGCTTACGATGAGGACCCCGTGAACGACGCTTCGGCCAGTACCCCTAGCAACACCGCGGCACCCGCCTGGCCGTTCCCGACAGGGGGCACGTTCCAGGGAACGAGCGCTAGCAGCACCGGGTCGTCCTGGGGGCAGTACGTGGCCCAACAGTCGGTGGGCACCATCGGCCTTCACCCGGTCATCAAGCGGCATGTCAAGCTGCGCGTCAGCAAGCCGACTACCAACATGTTGCTCGAGCTTAAGCTCGAGCAGGCCATCACCCCGCGGGAGCTGGTTGGGTTCGCGCTGCTGCTGCTTAGCACGCAGGCTAGCGTCAACGCAACAGCGCATGGCTATCAGCTTGCCTGGCTTGACGTCATCAATAACCTGGGTATCGCTAAGCACTTCGTGCCGGTGCAATCGGCCGCAATTGACGCTGCGGATATTGTCATCACCTTGGTTGACCCAACTTAGGCTGACGCCGCACTGCGCTGGCACATGGCCAAGCTCTGCAGGATCACGGTTACCGATGAGGTTTGGTGCACCGTTAGCGGGTTGCACCCAACTGAGCTGGCGGTGCTTTATGACCGGTTCGGTCCCCACGTCGAGGGGTACTTCTTCTCGCCGCAGTACAAGCTCGGACGGTGGGACGGGCGGATCCGCTTCTTTCACAAGACCGGCAAGACCTACCACCGCCTGCTGGACAAGATCCTGCCATGCATCGAGGCGTGGGGCTATGACTTTGACCTGGTAGACAAACGGTCAGTCCTAGCGCCTCCGCAGCAGCGGGCAACGCCCGACCTGTTTGCTAACCGGGAAGTTTACGGTCGTCCCTTTCAGCTCAGGGACTACCAGGTAGAGTGCATCAACGCCTGCGTCGAGGCGGGCAGCGGGTTCATCATCGCGGGGACGGGCGCTGGAAAGACCGCGATCACGGCCGGCATCTCGCACCTTTACACGGCGGCCGGCTACAGGGCGATCACCATCGTGCCGTCCAGCGACCTGGTCGACCAAACTGCCGGCCTGTACGAGCAGCTGGGGCTTGACACCGGGCGCTACGATGGCGCTGACAAGGACATCAACCACGCGAACGTGGTCTCTACGTGGCAGGCCCTCCAGCACAACCCGTCGCTCCTGCGTGACTTTCAGGTCTTCATTTGGGACGAGTGCCACGGGCTTAAGGCGAAAGTAGCCCAGCAGCTGGTGAACGAGCACGGCAAGCACATGCCATTCCGGTTCGGCGTTACCGGGACATTCCCGAAGCCGGAGGCCGACCGGATGGCCCTGCACGTCACGATCGGCCCGATCCTGAAGGAGATCCCGGCCAGCTGGCTCATCGAGCAGGGCTACCTGGCTAAGCTGGCCATTCAGCCGCTTGAGCTCAACGAGGCGTACGTTGAGGAGGAGTTCCCTGACTACGCGGCCGAGCGGGCGTTCGTGTCCCGCTCGCGGGCACGGCTAGAGCTGATCGCTGACATCATCGTCTCCATGTGCGCGAAGCACGGCAACACGCTAGTGCTGGTCAACTCGATCCTCTTTGGGCAGCGGCTCGCCGCGCTCATCAAGGACGCCGTGTTCCTGTACGGTGAGTCGCCCAAGGACCTCAGGCAAGAGCACTACAAGCTGTTTGAGGAGCGCGATGACCTCATCGTCATTGCCTCATCCGGCATCGCGTCAACGGGGATCTCGATCGACCGCGTCTTTTGCCTGGTCATGGTCGACCCCATGAAGTCGTTCATCCGCGCCATCCAGTCGATCGGGCGCGGGCTGCGCCGCGCTAAGGACAAGGACATGGTTCACGTGGTGGACCTGCACAGCAAGCTGAAGTGGGCGCGAAAGCACTGGCGTGAGCGCGAAAAGTACTATAAAGAGGCTGGATATACCGTTCTAAAAAAGCTCACGGTAAAGGTTGATAAAGCATGAGCACGCTTACTTGGGTTGACACCTGCTTGGCCGAAGCGCAAGGACCATTCCCGTGGCGGCACTGGCTCGAGCACCCTGAGGTGCTTGAGTACGCCAAGCGGATGGCTGAGAAGCCGCACCCCGGTGATGCGCGGACGGTGGCGGAAAGGTACGAGGACTACAAGCGCGGCAACGCGCTGGAACGGGCCATCTTCGAGTTCTTGCTTTGCCTGGCTGACCTCGAGAACGCCCTTGGCACAGCTGGACCGTTCACCGTCGAGCGAGCTGAGACCTGGGTCTATGACCTGACGGTAAAGCAGGCTGGACATGAGCCGCTGTGCATCGACGTCAAGGGGCGCTTTAAGCCCAACGCTACCACCTATAGCCAGCGCCAAACCGAAGCCGAGGCGCTCAAGGGGCCATACCAGCACCTCACGGTCATCTACCTCTGCTTCGATTGCCGCGGGGATGAAGAAGCCGTGTACGAGGGCTGGTGCTACCCAACGCAGTTTAAAGTGTCAAACTATAAGGACCTGTACATCTTTCCAGATGAGCTCAACGGGCTCAAGAACAAACGGCTAAAACGGCTAAAACCAACGCGCGCAAGAGGGGGTTAAAATTCTAGTCCTGCCCGATTACAACCGTCCCTACCTGATCGACAGCCTGACGGCGCCGGTCGTGATCAAGTACATCTGGATGTTCAACGCGCCGGCGTGCGACTTCATGCTTGAGCCGATCAAGTACCTTGAGGAGACCTGCGCGCCGCTGGTGAAGGTCCGCATCAACAACTATGAGTTCTGGGTACCAGAGCACTGGCACCTGCTGGTGACCGACAGCGAAACGTACCAGCTTGACATGGTGCCGATCACGAGCTGCGCGCAGGTCAAGCACACCGCTTTTGCCTTCGTTAACGAGCTGCGCCTCAGGACGCTTGACGTCATGGTACTTGATTACCAGGAGGAGCCTAGGCCCGTCGTGCACCCGATGATCAACAAGGGGCGAGCCCTAGTGCACCCGGTTGGGCCTTCCTTTGATGAACCAGCCAACCAGGTCCAGCTGTCCGTGGTCATAGGTCCCCATGACCTTTACAAGTACCTTAACGGCAAGACCGTGGGTGACCTGTTCAGCTAGCTAGGCCAGTTCAACCCCGCCCCGCTGGGGGACAGCGGCTGCCAGCAATAAATAACTCCCTGGTTACAGGGAAGGAATTTTAATGGGCTTTTCGGCCGCGTTTGAGATCTCGTTCCACCAGACCATGCTCTGGGAGGTTGGGCCGCACTGGGACCCAAACGACCCAGACGTGATCGCGGGGAACTACGCTACCCCTAAGCAGCGCCGAAAGGTTGGCTACGTTAACCACCCAAACGACCCGGGCGGAGAGACAAAGTACGGGATCGCGCAGCACAAGAACCAGGACATCGTGGTGGCCGACCTCGACCTGGCGATGGCCATGCAGCTTTACCACGACCGGTACTGGCTCCCAACTGGCTGCGAGCAGCTGCTTTACCCCTACAGCGCGCTGCACTTTGACTGCGCGGTCCACCATGGGCCGGTTCGCAGCATCAAGTTCCTGCAGTGCGCCCTTGCCCTCGACGAGGACGGCAAGTTCGGTAAGATGACCCAAGCTGCCGCCGTAGCGATAGACCAGGAGACTCTGATCAAGAAGGTGTCAAACATCAGGGCTGAGTACTTCGTTGGCCTCGTTAAGACCAACCCCAAGCTGGAGGTGTTTCTTAATGGGTGGATGAACCGCGTCAACGGTGTAACGAGCTTTTGCCTGGCTGCCTTGAAGCTAATTTAGCAGCATAACAGCTCCACCCCCACCAGAGCAGCAGCCAACCTGGCTCGAGCCAGCTAAGCTAGGCGAACAAGCTAATCGTGCTTAACACGTTCAAGGCAGGTGCACCGCGTGGCAAGCAACTTAACGGCAAAGCAGCTTCCTGCTCGATCAATAACTTAGCTCGCCGCTGCAGCGCTATTTAGCCTAAGCGTGCCCAAGCAGCGCGCAGTACGGCGGCAAACACTTAGCTAGCGCGTTAGAGCCCACGATCAATTAGGACGCATAAATAACGCTTGCCAGCAAGGAGCGCGTGTACAGGCATTTTGTTTTTGAGGTTTTACCACCGATGAGCAGAAAAAAACAAAATACCGCTTCAACTCAAGCTGACTTCAGCAAGCACCGCGCAGCGGCACCAACTTAACGAAGGATAACCACAACAGCACGTTAGGCTGCCCTTAACAGGCTAAGGGCAGCTTTACCTCCTCACGAAGAATACCAATGGCAAACGCAAGTAAAAACGGAGAAAGGGGCTCATGAAAACGATCTATGAAACGTACATCGAAAAGTCGAGATACGCTCGCTACCTGGATGACAAGCGGCGTCGCGAAAGCTGGCAGGAGAGCGTAGCGCGCTACTTCAACTTCATGGATCAGCACCTGAAAGACAAGCACGGGTATAAGATTCCGCCGGAGCTGCTAGCTGAGCTGGTAGCCGCCGTAGAGAACGATGAAGTGATGCCGTCGATGCGGGCGATCATGACGGCTGGTGCAGCCCTCGCTAAGGATAACACGGCCGCTTACAACTGCTCGTACCTGCCCATCGATGACCCAAAAGCCTTTGATGAGGCAATGTATATCCTGCTCTGTGGCACGGGAGTTGGCTTCTCGGTAGAACAACAGTACATCTCGAAGCTGCCTGAGATCCCCGAGCAGATCAATGACAGCGAGACCACGATCGTGGTGCAGGACAGCAAGGAGGGCTGGGCAAAAGCGCTGCGGCAGGTGATCGCCATGCTGTACTCTGGCGAAGCACCGCGGTGGGACGTGAGCAAGGTGCGCCCAGCTGGCTCCCGGCTTAAGACGTTTGGCGGCAGGGCATCTGGGCCTGGGCCGCTGGTTGACCTGTTCAAGTTCGTCGTGCGCACCTTCAGGGGCGCGCAAGGTCGCAAGCTCAACAGCATCGAGTGCCACGACATCATGTGCAAGATCGGTGAGGTCGTGGTCGTCGGCGGCGTCCGCCGCTCGGCAATGATTTCGCTCTCTAACCTTTCTGACGACCGCATGCGGCACGCCAAGTCGGGTGCGTGGTGGGAAGCCAACCCACAGCGCGCGCTTGCCAACAACAGCGCGTGCTACACTGAGCGGCCAGACGTCGGCATCTTCATGCACGAGTGGCTGTCGCTGTATGAGTCAAAATCCGGCGAGCGCGGCATCTTCAACCGGGAAGCAGCTAAGAACGTCGTGAAGCGTAACGGCCGGCGCAAGCCTGACTATGAATTTGGCACCAACCCGTGCAGCGAGATCATCCTGCGGCCATATCAGTTCTGCAACCTGACCGAGGTAGTCGTGCGGTCAACGGATGACCTAGCGGCCTTGAAGCGGAAGATCCGCCTAGCGACCATCCTCGGCACGTACCAGGCAACGCTA